CAACAAGGCCAGCAGGGTATGCAACAAATGATGCAGTTTATGCAGCAAATGATGCAGATGTTTTCTATGATGGGTGGTCAGAACAGAAGCCCATATGGTGGTGGTGGATACCAGCAACCACAAATGCAGCGTATGATGCCGCAACAGCAGTATCAAAGACCACAAATGCAGTATCAAAGACCGCAAATGCAGTATCAGCCTCCACAGATGCAACAGCAAATGCAACGGCAACCACAACAGCCAAGCCCGTTTGCCCAATCGATTAGACCAAGGTATTAGTTATGGAAATTAATTTAGGTGACCTAGGTATCTCGCCAGCAATGTTAGCTAGAATTCAAGCTGGCGGTGGGATAATGGGAAATGAAAAGCCAAAAGGAAAAAAGAAAGCTGCCGTTAAGAAAGCAAAGCCAGGAGTTAAACTTGGAGTGGGCAAGCCGCAGAAAATTTCGCGCAATCGAGAACTTAGCCCAGAAGTAATTGCACAACTTGAGGCTCTTAATAGGCGAGATCGGGCCGCTAGTCCCGTTGTCAGGCGAGATCCATTAGCGGGTATAAATCTTGAAGAGTTAATGAACGAGATAGGCGGAGAAGGTGGTGGGGGCGGTAATTATTACAGAGGCGCAAATCCTGTGTCTACTCCTCCTATGGCGCCTTCACCTAGCCAAGGGCCGATAATGAGTTCTCAAGCAGACTATCCAGAAATGGTCGGTGGTGGCTTTGCTGGAGGCATCGGCGGCGGTCCAAGATTTGAAGACATTGCAAATGAAATTGCAGGAATAGAAGCTCGAAACCCAAAATATAACGTCAGTGTTCCTTCTTTTTTTAGGAAGGAGGATCAACTTCCCGCTGATGCAAGTGAGTTGGATAGGTTAAGGCAACAATACAAAACTTTAGAAAGTATGCGTTTTATAATGGACCCTGGCCCAGAGCATTTTAATCAACTTAAAAGCCTAGCTGGAGAAATATACGCACAAGATAAAACTTTTGAATCTCCGTACTTGGTTGGCGCAAATACTCCTGAAAAAATTCCGCCAGTCATAACTGACAGTCGCGCCCCTCTTAGTGGCCCAAGTACTGAACTCCCACCTCAAAAACAAGTGCAAAAAGAACAACCTGCTGCACCTAAAGCGCCTACGCCTCCTATAAATATTATGGGGCCATCATTTGATCCTAATGAACGCAAAGAGTACGAGAAAAAAATTCGTGCTCAAATGTCTTTGATGCCAGGGCAAAACATTATTTCTCAAAACCCTGTAACAATGAATCCTCTTTCGGCAGTACCTCAAACTCAGTTTGGTGGTTATGGTGCCCAGATGCCTATGAAGGCATTGAATCCATACGCAGGTATGGGTGCCGCTAATAAGAAAGTAGATTTCTTCCCTGACTATGTTGACGCGCCACCTAAGATAACTTAATGGATTCAATATCTTTAGCGGCATACATATACAAAAAGATTAATCAATTTGAGGAATCTCATATTGACTACATAACGTCTGGCCATGTTAAGAACATGGAAGACTACAAATTTGCGATGGGTGAATTATCGATGCTTCGCACCCTTCGTGAGGAACTAAAAGAAGCGTTGCAGATTGAAGGAGACCCCCTCGATGAGTGATCTATTATTAGATTCCATCGCAAAACCGTCCGTATTGGGCGCATATGTGAGTGAAGAAGAGAAGGTGTTAGACCCTTCTATGCTAGACAAGTCCTTGGTTGAAAGAATGCCAAACCCTTCTGGGTATCGTTTATTAGTTCTCCCCTACAAAGGTAAGGGTATGACCGATGGTGGTATTCAGTTAATCCAATCTACGTTAGATAAAGAAAATCTAGCTACATCTGTTTGTTATGTAATGAAGATGGGGCCATTGGCTTACAAAGATTACGACAAGTTTGGCGATGAGCCGTGGTGTAAGAAAGGTGATTGGGTTCTTATTGGTCGTTATGCAGGTTCACGATTCTCGCTAGAAGATGATCATGAAGTTCGCATTATTAACGACGATGAGGTTATTGGAACTATTCTTAATCCAGATGACATTAAGTCTGCATAGGTGAAACATGAGTGAAGAAACATTAACAGAGGCATTGTCTAAACTAGACGATGACAATTCTGTAAGCAGGGCTGCGGTACCTTCGGGTCGTAGAGTTGAAGAGAACGTTCAAGAAGAAGACGCAATAATTGAGTTTTCAGAAGAAGAAGCTGAAGGTATTGAGCCTGTAACAGAAGATTCTGTTAAAGAAGATTTTGAAGCATCGTATGATAATGCTGAAGAAGAACTCTCTGAGGCTGAAGTAAAGGCAAAAACCGCGCAAGGCAGAATTAATCAAGCTGTTAAGCAGGCTAAAGAATATCAGCGCAGGGAACTACAAGCCCTGCAGTTTGCGAAAGAGTTGCGGGATAAGAATCAACAACTGTCTGATCAACTGCAATCTACTCAAACATCAAGTGCTGAACAAAACCTTAAGATTCAAGAAAGCTATGGCAATGAGTTCGCTACTCGCGTAGAGACTCAAGCTCAATCGGCAAAAAGAAACCTTAAGACTGCCTACGAGTCAGGTGATCCTGAAGCTATGGCAGACGCACAGCAACTTCTTGCAAGAGCAGAAGCGGATAGAACTTCTTTGGCTAAGTATCAGCAAGAGCTTGAAGATTACAAGACGCAGTATTCAGATTGGCAAGAACAGCAGCGTTATGCTCAAACACAAGAGTATGTTGAGCCTGAATATCAGCAGCAGTATCAAGAGCCGCAATATCAAGAACCTTCAGGTAAGTCTCAGAGTTGGGCTACAAAGAATGAATGGTTTGGTAAAGATAAAGTAATGACCAATGTAGCGTTTGCTATTCATCAAGATCTTGTTGATCAAGGTGTTGACTTAGAGTCAGATGAATACTACGCTCAAATTGATTCTCGTATGAGATCTGAGTTACCTCAGAAATTTAACGAGCAAAATTTCGCGGGAGGCAATCAACAATCCGTCCAAACGGTTGTCTCTGGATCGCGCACGACCGGAAGTGGACGCAATCAAAACTCTCGTAGAGTTGCACTGAACCCAAGTGAACAAGCATTAGCAAGGAAGCTTGGAGTTCCGTTCAAGGAATACGCAAAACAGAAGATGAGGTTACAACGATCATGAGTGACGAGCAAAAGGCAGGCTCTGATAGAGCACCCAGAGGTAGCGGTGGAAGAACGGCTACCGAAGCTAGAAAACCATGGCGTAGACCTCAAGCATTGGAAACACCAGAGCCGCCTCCGGGCATGAAGTATCGTTGGGTGAGAACCCACATGCGTGGTGAAGCAGATAAGACCAATGTCCACATGAGACTTCGTGAGGGGTACGAACCTGTACATCCTAGCGAGATCCAAGGCTATGATCTCCCCGTCTTAGACGAAGGAAGTCATGCTGGTACTGTGGGTGTAGGTGGTCTGATGCTTACCAAAATACCTGAAGAAACGGTGAACGAAAGAAATGCTCACTTTGAGCAGCAAACTAATCAACAGATGAACGCTGTTGACAATGATTTGATGCGCGATGAGCATCCTGCTATGCCAATCTCTAACGAGAGAAAGACGCAGGTATCATTTGGCAGAGGTAAGAAATAACCTCTTTTTGATTGTGTTTAACAGGAGATCCAAAAATGGCTAATCAAGATGCCGCATTTGGCATGCGTCCAGCACGGATGATAGGGGGAGCACCCTTCACTGGCGGACAAAGCCGATATCGTATAGCTAACGCTTACAATACAAGCATATTCCAAGGGGATATGGTCGCACAGGTAACTGGCGGCGGAGTTGAAGTACACGCTGACGCAGGCACAGTGCCTATCGTTGGTGTGTTTAACGGTTGCAGCTATACCGATCCAACAACCAAGAAAACTACATTTAGCAATTTCTTCCCTGCAAATACTGCAGCGGCAGACATCATTGCGTTCGTCATAGACGATCCAATGGTTGTCTTTGAAATCCAAGCTACTATTGCATTCCCGATTGCAGACTTGTTCGGCAACTTCGATATCGTTTATACGACAGCGGGAAGCACATCAACTGGCATTTCTGGTGCCGAGTTACAGGTAACAGATGGTGGCACTGCCACTTCACTTGCTCTTAAGGCAATTGATATATCTGAAGATCCTGAAAACTCAGATGTGGGCGCAGCACATACCAATGTGTTGGTAACTATTCAAAACCACTTGTTCGGCGTTAAAGGCGCTGGTCTAGCTTAAAGGAGTTAATTCATGGCTATTTCAAGAGCACAATTAGCCAAAGAGCTAGAGCCTGGCCTCAATGCTTTATTTGGTATGGAATACGCACGTTATGAAAACGAGCATGCCGAGATCTTTGAAACCGAATCTTCAGACAGAGCGTTTGAAGAAGAAGTACTGATCGTAGGCTTTGGTAATGCACGGGACAAGTCTGAAGGTCAAGGTGTCGGTTACGACTCTGCGTCTGAAGGTTTCACCGCTCGTTACACGCACGAAACTGTTGCACTGGCTTTCGCTTTGACGGAAGAAGCAGTAGAAGATAATTTGTATGACCGCCTAGGCGCTCGTTATACAAAGGCTCTTGCACGCAGCATGGCACACACCAAGCAAGTTAAAGCTGCTAACGTATTGAACAATGCGTTCAATTCTAGCTTTGCTGGCGGTGACGGTGTTGAGTTGGTTGATGATGCACACCCCTTAGCTGGTGGTGGTACATTCTCAAATCGTCCTTCAGCGTATTCAGATTTGAATGAAACATCTTTAGAAGATGCTTTGATCAATATCTCTACGTTTGTTGATGATCGAAACATGATCTTGGCTCTGCAAGGAACCAAGCTTATTGTTCCACCTCAACTTCAGTTTGTTGCTGATCGTCTTTTAGACACACCAGGGCGTGTAGCTACAGCGGACAACGACATCAATGCTCTTAAGAACATGGGACTGTTGCCACAAGGCTACGCAGTAAACCATTTCTTAACAGACACTGATGCTTGGTTTGTCTTGACTGACTGCCCAGATGGTCTAAAGCACTTTGAACGTAGCCCGATCTCTACTTCTATGGAAGGTGATTTCGACACAGGCAACGTGCGATACAAAGCTCGTGAACGCTACAGCTTCGGCTTTAGTAACCCACGCGCAATATTTGCATCACAAGGCGCGTAATTGTTTCATGTGAAACAATAAAGGAAGGGGCACTTGTTGCCCCTTTTCTTTTTGTGCTGTATAAATAACCTATCCCTGACAGGTGCATACCGTGCCTGACATTAGCCACGACAGGAGATACTCATGGCGAATACAACTTTTACGGGCGTAGTCCGTTCTCAAAACGGCTTCTCAGACATCACTATTGCTGATTCTACTGGAGCAGTCACAACAAATTCTACTTACGGCACTAACGCTTCTATAGGCGGTACCCTTAATGTAACTGGCATAGCAACCGGCACATTTATACAACATGTTGGTTTTGCTTCTGGTGTTACTGTAAACAGCACCGCAGGCGACAGCCCTACTATTGGTACTTTTGTGCAGCCAGCAAATACTATTATCACTAACATTAAAATATTTTGCGATGTTGCCCCAGTAATTGGGTCAGGTGATATTGGTTACGAAGTTGGTACATCTTCTTCTGGCGCACAAATTGTTGCGACTCAGGCAGACGAAATCTTAGATGCTGGTACAACTGTTGTTGCGCACAACGTAACGATCACTGAACTAGTGCTTCAAACACAAGATGGCACAACAGCCCCAGCTTCTGTTCAATATACAGACGCAGCGCGTAACATCTTCTGTAACATTACCAACACGGTTGATGCTACAACGGCGGGATCGTTTACCTTTATCATCGAGTACGTTCAAATCGCGTAAGCAATTTTGCTGGGGCGGCAACGCCCCTTTTCTTTATAGGAGATTGTTATGACGTATATGGCTTCGGACATAAATGCGTTAACTATTAGCGATGAGGTTGCCGCAGACGCAGACTTTATTGTTACAGCAGCGCGACCAAACACCACAGCTACTTTAGCAAATACTTCGTTTGCTTCAGGTGGCGCTAGGATACTTGCTGTTGCTACAGCAGGCACAAGTGATAATGGCAAAACAACTACGATCACAGGCACTGATGTATTTGATAATGTTGTATCAGAAGTTATTACATCTACAGGTTCTGCTGAGTCAGTAGCTGGTGAAAAATATTTTAAGACTGTTGCATCTGTTGTTTGTTCTGCACAATATGCAGGCAACATAACTGTAGGTTCTACTGCAAGCGCAGCACAAGCTGCTCAAGGATCAAACAGAGTTAGATTAAAAGGCTTGTCTGTTGTCTCTGGAGGCACTGCTGGAATTGTTGAGTACATAAATGGTACTCCAGAATCAGGCACAACTTTGTTTAAGTCTCGTACCATAGGTACAGATAACGCGACTGTAGATAGAAGCATACCTTCTGAAGGCGTTTTGTTTAAAGATGGATTATCAACAAAGTACACTGTTGGCACGGTAGATATGATTACCTTGTTCTTTGCTTAGGGATTATTTATGGCCACTTCAAGCAGCAGAGATTTTGAGCCAGATGTAGCGGAATATATCGAGGAAGCATTTGAAAGATGTGGCCTTGAGTTTCGTACTGGCTATGATGGCGTAACAGCCAGAAGATCACTTAACTTGTTGTTTGCTGATTGGGCTAATAGAGGGTTAAACCAGTGGACTGTTGCTAACACCACAACAACCCTAACCCAAGCTGCTGAGTTTATTGATTTAACAACATCAACGATTGATGTCCTAGATGTTGTAATTAGACGCACAGATGGCTCAACAACCACTGACATCTCAATGGATCAAATTGGCAGGTCTGAGTACTGGAACCTTCCAAATAAATCTACTCTGTCTAGACCGACACAATGGTTCTTAGATAAGCAAATTACTCCACGCCTTTACATTTGGCCAGCATCTGAAAACGCTACAGACCAATTGATTATCAATCGTCTTGTTCGTATAGAGGATGCTGATGCTAGTGTGAATACAGTAGATATTCCTTTTAGATTCTACCCCTGCTTGGCTGCTGGTTTGTCTTACTACATTGCGTTAAAGAAAGCCCCGGATCGTGTTCAGTTGTTAAAGACTTTATATGAAGAGGAGTTTTCTAGGGCTGCGGACCAGGATCAAAGCAGAGCATCTTTAACGATCTCTCCTGGCCTTAGATCTAGGATAGCCTAATGGCTTTTGCCTCTGGCAAGCATGCAATTGCCATATGCGACAGATGTGGATTTGAGTATAAGTATTTAAGCCTTAAGCGAGAGTGGACTGGGTTTAGAGTTTGCTCTGAATGCTTTGAAGTAAAACACCCGCAGCTTGAACCAATAAGTCACATTGCTGACCCTGAAGCGTTAAGATTCCCAAGACCAAGCGCATCCGCTACTTCTGTGGCTGGTGCAGGTGTTGTAAGAACAATTGATGCAAATCAAATGATGTCTACTACTGGCGATGTAATTGGATCTGAGTTTAGTCAAGATGCCGCTACAGGCGAAATTGGAACAGTAACGGTGGCCATAACATGAGTTTTACATTAGCGACATTAAAGTCAACAGTTCAAGACTATTGCGAAACAGCAGAAACAACTTTTGTTGCAGACCTTCCTACGTTTATTAAAGAAGCTGAAGAGCGAATATTAAAGAACGTAGAACTGCCTGTGTTTAGAAAGAACGTGACAGGCACTGCGACCACAGACAACCCATACGTTTCTACACCATCTGATTTTCTAGCGCCGTATAGCTTTGCTGTAATATCAAGCAATGTGTATTCATATCCTTTGCTTAAGCACGTTTCTTTTATAAGAGACTATACGCCAAACGCATCAACCACTGGTTTGCCAAAGTATTATGCGTTGTTTGATGACACTACATTTCTTGTAGCGCCTACTCCTGATGCTGCCTACACCATAGAATTGCACTATAAGTTTAGACCAGCATCATTGACCGCTGGCGCAGAAAGCGGAACAACCTGGCTATCCGAAAATGCACCAGATGCCTTGTTGTACGGTACACTTGTGGAGGCAGCAACATTCTTGAAGGCTCCAGAAGAGGTTGCTCAGTACGAACAAAGGTTTATATCAGCGACATCAGCCCTCAAGAAGCTTGGTGAGGGATACGGCGCTCGTGAAGAATTTAGATACGATATTTCTAGGGGATAACATTGTCATTTTTTAAAGCTCCACAACTTAAGGTCGGTACAGTATCGGTAACGACAACAGAGAATGGAGGGCATGATGTAGAGTTCTGGTCAGAATCTGCATCAAATAAAATTGTAAGTGTTGGGGGGGATTGTCATCCTGTTATTGCAGATCAAGCTGTTGCTTTTAAGGATGCCGTCAATAAAGTTATTGCGTACTATATGAAAGAAGCAATTAAGAGCGATAGGACTACACTTATTGCTGAATTTGAACGTCAAGGCCATAGGAATATGGCAGACATAATTAGGAGTCTATAATGGCTATTACAACCGCGCTTTGCACTAGCTTTAAAGTTGAGATCTTAAAAGGCGTTCACAATTTTACTGCTGACAATGACCAATTTAAACTAGCTTTGTATACGAGTTCTGCAACATTGAATGCAGCTACTACTGCGTACACATCGTCTAATGAGACCAGTGGTACGAACTACACTGCAAAGGGGGAGTTCCTAACGTCTGTAACTCCTGTTGCTAGTGGTACTACAGCATTGGTTGACTTTGCCGATTTAACTTTTTCCAATGTTACAATTACAGCAAACGGCGCGTTGATCTTTAACGAGGTCGCTAGTGGCGACCCATCCGTATGTGCGTTAGCTTTTGGTGCGGATAAGACCTCTACCGCTGGGGACTTTACTATTCAGTTCCCCGCAGCCGACGCATCTAACGCGATTATTCGCATCGCATAGGGCATAACGTGTGGCAGCTATTAGCGGATGGGGCAGAGGTACTTGGGGCGAAGCTGGATGGGGCGAAACACTCCCAGTC